TCGCCAATTCGGCTCTTGGCTATGTCTACGAAAACGCCAATGGAGAAATTGGTTACGCAGACGCAGCTCATCGGCAGACATACCTACTCGCTAACGGATATACAGAATTAAACGCTCGCGAGGCTTTCGCCGCTGGCATTAAGCAATCTATCCGCTCGGGCAAGATTATTAACGATTATCAAATCAACTATGGCAATAACTTTAACAGCTCCAAAACGGCTTTAGACCAAGATTCAATAGACCTTTATGGCCTTTACTCAGTCCAAGAGAATTCGCTCGTTCACGATGCCACAGACGCTCAAACAATCGTAGATCGCCAAATTGCCCTTCGCGCCTATCCTCGCCCATTATTCGATTCAATAACCTTTCCGCTTCAAAATCCCGAAATGACTGACGCCGACCGAGATGCTCTGATAAATGTATTTATGGGCCAGCCGGTCAAAATAACCAATCTGCCCATCAATATCTACGGCGGCGAGTTCACCGGCTATATCGAGGGCTGGACTTGGACTAGCACCCTCAACGGGCTTTCATTGACTTTCACCGCATCACCGACCGAATTCAGCGCAGCAGCTCAGACTTGGGATCAAGTGAACGCGGCAGAAACGTGGAACAGCATACTTAATACGCTAGAATGGCAAGACGCGATAGGAGTAATCAGCTAATGGCAACAACAACAAACTTCGGGTGGGAAACCCCTGACGATACAGATCTTGTCAAAGATGGCGCTCTGGCGATGCGCACTTTGGGCAACTCGATAGATACTTCTTTCGTTGATCTCAAAGGCGGCACAACCGGACAGGTATTAGCCAAAGCCTCGAACACAGATTTAGATTTCACTTGGACTGAACAAGATGACACAACTTTAAGTTTCAACGCCCAGACCGGAACTACTTATACTTTTGTGGCAGCCGATTTAGGTAAATGGGTCACTGCCTCCAATGGTTCTGCAATTACAGTAACTGTTCCGCCATCGGTTTTCGCAGCCGGAAACGTCATTCATTTGCAGCAAATTGGAGTCGGTCAAGTTACTTTTTCGCAAGGCTCTGGGGTGACTATTACCTCAACAGGTGCAACATCTTCGGCTCCAAAACTCCGCGCTCAATATTCAGCTTGCACAATTCTTTGCACCGCTTCAAATACTTTTACAATTGTTGGTGATCTTGCATAATGCAGGTAATTCCGGGAATTATTGCATCAGCTAATTATCCTCGCACCATAAACATTGATTATTTAATTGTTGGTGGTGGTGGAGGTGGTGGACACGCTGCCGGCGGCGGCGGTGGCGCTGGTCGCGTATTAGATGGTTCAACTGTTGTTAATAAAGCAACAAATTATTCTCTGACAATTGGCGCTGGTGGCGCTTGGGTTAATTCGAGTCCGGGAACGGCTGGTACATCATCAACAGGATTTACACAAACTGCAATCGGTGGCGGCGGCGGAGCAACTGCTTTCGAAGTTGCACCTGCTGGAACTTTTGCCTCTGGTGGCGGAACTGGTGTTGATAATAATAACAATGGCGCAACCGGAACAATAAGTAATGGCGAACGCGGTTATGATGATTCGCCGAGAGCTGGTGGTGGCGGTGGTGGTGCCGGTGAAAATGGCGGAACTGATGGCCGTTCTTATGGTGGTGATGGTGTTCAAAAATCCATAACTGGAACAAATATTTATTATGGCGGCGGCGGAAACGGTTCAAAGAATGAATCTGGCTGGAACGCCGTTGATGGTGGTTTAGGTGGTGGCGGTCGAGGAACTGAATCCGGCGGTGGTAATGCCACATCTGGTGAAGCCAATAAAGGCGCTGGCGGTGGATCTTGTTGGAATGGCGCTAATAATTCTGGTAATGGCGGTTCTGGCGTAATCATTATAAAATTCCCAACCAGTGCCGGAACTATCACAATTGGAGCTGGATTAACGGGTTCAACAACAACAAGTGGTTCAAATACCATAGCGACGATTACTGCTGGCACTGGAAATGTGAGTTGGTCCTAATGGCACACTACGCTTTTTTAAATGAAGATAACATCGTTGTTGAAGTGATAGTAGGCATTGATGAAAATGAATTAATTGAAGGTATCAACCCTGAAACTTGGTATTCTAATTTTAGAAATCAAAAATGTGTTAGAACCTCATACAATGGCAAAATTCGTAAAAATTATGCTGGAATTGGTTTTACTTACGACCAAAATAGAGATGCTTTTATTGCGCCAAAACCAGATAATGCGATTGGATTTGATGAAGAATCTTGTAAATGGATTGTTCCTCAAAAGGATTTATTAGATGCCTAAATTATGCAAAGCCGGTCAGCAATTAAGGGAGCAGATAGATGACCTTTATATGGAAAGATCGCGCAAGAGCGACGGGTGGATTGGAGACACCAGACATTCGGCTCGTAAGTCGGATCACAACCCTGATGAAAACGGAATCGTTCGCGCGCTCGATATTACAAGCGACTTGGGAACTCATCCGGAAGAAGCTCACGCGCTAGTTGAGAAGATTCGCAAATGCGCCAAGCGAGGCGACAAGCGGATAAAATATATTATTTATGATGGCAAAATTATGAGTCCGATTCTCGGATGGAAGCGCCGCAAATACACCGGCCCAAATCCGCACCGGCATCATTTCCACGTCAGCTTTACAACTTTGGGAGACAAAGACGGCAGCTGGTTTGACCTTGAAGGAGATAAACAAAATGGCAGAATTGAAACTGATGGCGGGAAGCTGGGCGAAAACATTCCTCGCGACGGCTCTTTCGACATACCTCTCAGTCGGACTTCAACCCGATTACATTCTCAATGCAGCACTTGTGAGTGTGTTGCCTTCCGTGATTAACTGGCTCAACCCCAATTACGAGCGCTACGGCAAAATCAAGTAATGGCAGCCTCCGACCTCGCCGCGACTATCGCCAGCGTTCTCGGATCAATCGGCTTACTAATTGCCGGACTGAGATACATAATAAAACTTGAGAATCTACCCATTGTGTCGCGCCTCGACAAGATGGAGTCTCAGTTAGAATTAGCCCTCTCAGCAAAGGTGGCTAGAAGTGGCAACAAGAAAACGCGCTAAGAAACCAGCGAAGAAGGTGGCAAAACGTCGCAAAACGACGAAGGAGCCAATCCTTACTAAGCTGGATTTCTGGGCTATTGCTGCCAAAGAAGTTTATGACGCTTGCCGTAAAGCCGGAATGGACGAAGGTACAGCTCTGGCCTTTGCGATGGATAGAAGCTCTTATCCTGATTGGATTGTTGATCCGAGCGACCCCATAAAGAATCCGCTCGATGATTGGGAAGAGGACGACTAATTTACCTTCGCGAGGTGGAACTCTTTGAGGCGCTAAAGTCGGTTTATCCAGACTTAACGCCAGTCTCACCGACCGACCGGCACGACGGCATTACCAACGATGCTTATATCGAGATGAAGTGCCGCCGCACCCATTACCCCACCCTCTTGATTGAAAAGAAGAAGTGGGAATATCTAGCCGAAATAAGGGCTAGGACGGGCGCTAGGACGCTTTATATCAACTCCACCCCACAAGGGGTCTATCAGTTCGATTTAGGGGCTATAAACGAGCCTGAGTGGCAATTAAAGGCCCTTCCAGCCAAGACTGATTACCCCAATGGCGAGAAGGTTCAGAAACTCTGTGCATTCTTGGACTTGCGACACTCCGAACTCTTACTTGTATAAATCCATTTAATTAAATACATTTATCCCGTAAATCCATTTAAGGATTACAGAACGGGAGAGTAAGTGATAAATAATCCAGCAGTAATTCGATTTGATTCTACTTCTGGCGCTTGGTCTGATGGTAAGAATTACGTAAAGGGCCAAATAATCAGACGCTACGCAATCGAATCGCTAGGTAGAAAATCAGTAAGAGGGCGACTGAGCAGAGAAGAAATCTCAGCTTATTGGCTTGATCGTTATGGGGTGAACGCCGATGTTCAATGAAGGCGTTTTCTTTGCAATCTATTGCTCAACATTATGGCTTGGTTATCGAGTTTATGTAAGCATTAAAGCCAAAGCTTTTAATGATGGATACAAGAGAGGTCGGGCGAGTATAAATGTCAGAGAGATCGTTAAGTGACTGGCTCTCGGACGCTGGTAACACCCTCGATGACAGGGGGCTTGAATATGGCGACCCGAGGCACAATCTTTTACGCATTTACAAAATCGCGAGACAACTCGGTGTTCAGCTCAGAGACCCATCTGACGTGGCGCTTGTCTTTATCGCAACAAAATTATCAAGAATGGTGGAAAGTCCAGAGCGCGAAGATTCGTATCTCGATCTCATTGGATACGCCACTATCTTATCTTTTTGCCGATTCAGTTCACCAGAAGATTGGGACGACATTGAGCTTGACTCGCAATCATAATCAGCATCAATGGTGCGACTATTGCAAGATGCGCTGGGGACAAATGAAAGATGGGACTTGGCATCACAAAGCCCAAGTGCCAGCGATATGGAAGGTGCAATCTGAAACGCCAACGAGGCGGATGCAGGTGCGCTTTTACTGCCAACCTTGTGCCAATGAGGCACAGAACTGGCCAGACGGAACGTTTTGGTCATTAAAAGAACAACTAGAAGCTGCGATAGATGATTTCGCAGGTAGGGAGCAATTAGATGTCAAACTATCTTGATGATTATGTGAGTGTGCAGGATCGCTTAAAGGAGTTCATAAATGCCTATCCGGACTATCGGATTAAAACGCACGTCTTGGAAGAATCGCTTACTCCTAATTGCGATGTCTATATTGTTAAGACTGAGTTATACCGGACTGAGGCTGACGCTGCGGCTTGGACAACTGGTCTATCGTCGGAATCAAAGCAGAAGCAATACGCCCTCGAATTGGCGGAAACTGGAAGTTTGGGACGCGCACTTAACCTCGCTGGGTACTTTGCTAAACCTAACCAAACGCCTAAGAAGCCAATTCAAACAACAAAGCCAGCTCTTGCTGAATTCGTCAAAGAGCAAAGACCAAACGACCCTGAGCCGATTGTCTGGGATGTCAGCGCTATTGCGGAAGAACTCGGAGCCGAAGTAATTGACGAGATTCCAATTTGCAATCACGGCCCAATGATCCTGAAACAAGGCAGCAAAGAGGGCAAGGAATATCGAGGCTGGGTCTGCACCGAGCGCGATAAGTCTCGTCAA